ATGACGTTCCTGCGCAGCACGCTCTACAACAACATCGACGCGAGCGTGCGCGGCTACGCCTCGACCGACGCAGTGAGCGGCCTGATCGATGTCGTGGTCGAAGGCGGGCAGGTCTCGTTCACGCCGCGCGACGAAGACGACGTGCCGCCGACGCCGTACTTCGTAGCCGTCTACGGACCCGACGGCGCCCTCGAGGCGATCGCGGGCGGTTCGGGGGGCCTCGAACCGGACTTCCCCGACGAGTTCACCCTGCAGGCCACCGCCGCGCGGGGTCTGCAGCCGTTCGCCCTTCCCGACATCGAGGGCGACGAACGCTTCCTCGCGGCGGTCGACGTCTTCCAGCCCGACGGCGTCGGCGATCTCTTCACCCAGATGGTCGTCGTCTCGACCGCGTCGACCAATCAGGTCGTGGCGACCTTCCTCGGCATCTACGCCGTCATCTCCGTGGTCATCCTCGGCGCCGGCGCCCTCGGCACGAGGTGGCTGGTCACCCTGACGTTCCGCAGCCTCGGCCAGGTCGAAGACACCGCCATGTCGATCGCGGCGGGCGATTTCAGCCAGCGCATGACCGACATCGAGCCGCGCACCGAGGTCGGCCGCCTCAAGATCGCCATCAACACGATGCTCGGCCGCATCGACGCGGCCATCTCGCAGCGCGAAGCCACGGTGCGCCAGATGCGGCGCTTCATCGGCGACGCCAGCCACGAGCTGCGAACGCCCCTGGTCACCGTGCGCGGATACGCCGAGCTCTACCGGATGGGGGCGATCCCCACCGGTGACGACACCGCCCAGGCGATGGACCGCATCGAGAAGGAGGCCATCCGCATGGGCGTCCTCGTCGAGGACCTGCTGGCCCTGGCCCGCCTCGACGAGCGGCGCGACGTCGACATCGCTCCGGTCGACCTGCGTCCCATCGCCCGGGACGCCGCCCTCGACGTGCGCGCGACCTCGCCCCGTCGCACCGTCACGGTCATCGAGGCGATCGACGCCGTGCTCCCGGGAGGGGAACGCTCCGCGGACAGCCCCGACACCGCCGACGCCAAGAAGCGCAGCGCTCCGACCACCACCGCGATCGCCCGCGCCGGGGCGTCGCTTCTTCGCCGCCGCTCCCGGCAGAACGCGCAGACGGCCGCGGATCCCGACGCCGACACGCTGCCGATCGCCGTGCGACGCCCGCAGCCGGTCGTCAGCGGCGACGAGAACCGCATCCGGCAAGTGGTCGCCAACCTGCTGGGCAACGCCCGGCGCTTCACCGGCGACGACTCCCCCATCGAGTTGCGGGTCGGGGTCGACCCGGTCGCGGCCACGGGGTGGATCGAGGTGATCGACCACGGCGAGGGTGTGCCCGATCAGCTCAAGGACAAGATCTTCCAGCGGTTCTGGCGCGCCGACACATCGCGCACCCGGGAGACCGGCGGCACGGGCCTCGGCCTGTCGATCGTCGCATCGATCGTGGATGCCCTGCACGGCGACGTCGGCGTGCTCGATACCCCCGGCGGCGGCGCGACGTTCCGTGTGTCATTCCCGCTGGCCGAGCAGCGCGAGCCCGAGGAGCACCTGCTCATCGAGACCCAGCCGCTCCCGCGTCTCGAGCGCGACGCGCTCTGAACCTCTCCTCCCCACCGCCGACGGATGAGGCCCGCTCCACCGGGAGCGATCGACGCGTACGCCGCCGGTTCGCCCCGACCTAGCGTGGGGATCCCGAAGAGAAAGGGATGCTCCCATGGCAGTGTTCTCCGTGGAGAGTGCTACTTTCTCGTCGCCCAGCGGGGGATGATGTCGAGCCGGGCTGGTGCGTCGGCTCGGTGGACGATCACGCGGTCGATCAGTGCGCGCGCGATGCGGTTCTGCAGGGCGGGTGTGGAGTCCTTCCACCCTTCGACGAGCCGGGGGACCTCGAGCAGCAGGTTCGATTCCGGTATCGGCGCCGCTTGCGCGTAGCGCAGGCGCAGCCCTTTCAGATCATCGTTGACCTTCGCTTCGGTGGCGTCGTAGGCGGCCTGGGAGATCTTCTCGTCGAGGAGCTTGATCGTCAGGTTCGATAGGCGGTTCTCGGCGCGGAGGATGAGCTTCTCGATCGCAGCGCGGTCTTCGATGGAGGTGAGTCGGTCTCGCTTGGCGCGGTCGGCGGCTTCGGTGAGCAGCGCGGTCTGTTCGGGCAGTGCGAGCACCCAGGCCGCGACTTCACGCTCGGCTAGCTCGCGTGTGATGTGCACGGGTGTCGGGCAGTGGCCGCCGCGGGGTCTGCGCGCGCATCCGTAGTTGCCCTGCCCGCCGGTGCTGCGCACGGCCATCATCGGCCCGCCGCAGCCGGCGCACTTGAGGAGCCCGGAGAGCATGCGCACGGATCCTCGCGGCGGGCGTGTGGTGCTGGCGCGGCGGGCGAGGTATGCCTCCCACGTCGCCGGGTCGATAATCGGTTCGTGTGCGCCGGGGTGGAAGGTGCCCTTCGACCAGATGAGGCCGGCAGCGAAGCCTCGGTCGAGGTAGCGGGTGACGCCGGCGGTCTGCCATTCGAGTCCGTTGCGGGTGCGGTGGCCGTGGTCGTTGAGCCACCGGGTGATCGAGGCCATGCCGTTTCCTGCGATGGCGCGGCGGTACATCTCCCGGACGACGGGCGCGAGCGCTGGGTCTGGGGTGTAGGTCCGGTCGAGCGTGTAGCCGAAGCGGGGGCGACCGGTGCCGGGGAGCCCGTCGCGAACGCGCCGCTCGAGGGTTTCTTTCCATCCCTCGCCGATCAGCTCGGCCTGGTAGGCGTTGAGCTCTCCGAGCATGCCGCGAGCGAACCGCCCCGACGCGGTGTGGTTGTCGACGGGCTCGGTGGCGCTGATGAGGTTGCCGCCGACTGTGTCGACTCGGTCGACCGCGGTGGCCCACCGGAGGCGGTTGCGGGCGGTGCGGGAGAACTTCCACACGATGATGGTGTCGAACTCGCCGGCTTCCATGCGGGTGATGGCCTGGTCGAGGCGCGCCCACCACGCGGAGCGGGCGCGGGAGCCGGATTCGTCGATGCCTTCCACCCAGTCGACGATGCTGATGCCGTTCGCGGCGGCGTAGGTGTCGATCGAGTGCCGTTGCACGTCGGGTGAGGTCATGCCGTCGCGCTCTTTGGAAACGCGGATCAGCGCGAGCGCGCGGCGCGGCGCGGCGGCCGGGCGGCGGATCGGCGCGACGGTCATCATGCGACGACCCGGTGTTCGTATTGGCCGACGCCGAGCCGCGGTCGCACGTAGGTCGTGTCGCCGACACGGAGGAGGATGCGCTGGAACGCCTCGACAATCTCGACGGTGACGTCGAGTTCCACGGCCATCGCGGCCATGTGCCCGTGGAGGTATGATTCAGCATCGGCGTATGCGTCGGGGTCGATGAGTCGCAGGGCCGCCCATTCGTTCGCGCGACGTTCCTGTGTCGCGCGCGCCGGCCCGAAGGGGGTCGGCTCGTCTCCGAAGATGTGGTGCGCGATCTCGTGGGCGAGAACGGACCGGGCGACGCGGCGCGGCATTCCCGGGTCGAGGCGGATCGTGCTCGATCCCGCGTGGTAGCCGCCGATGTGGCGGCCCTTCTTCTCGATCACGTGGAGTCCGAGTTCGCGGGCGTAGTCGAGCAGTTGGTGCATCCTGGTCCCCCGATCAGGAGTCGTATTTGTCTTCGGTGTCGTCCGGGTTCCACGTGATGCTTTCCGCGGCGACTTCCTCAAGATCATGCGCAGGGGTTGCGACAGTCGGGCGCGGGCGCAACTGCGTGACGTTCGCGGGCTCGGTGTCGGCCGCGTCGAAGCGCTCTTCGGCGCGGCGGACGATGGTGGACGCGTCGACGCCGAGGGTGTCGGCGATGCGGAACAGGGTGGGCATCGAGAGGGGTCGTTCACCCTTCACCCAGCGGTCGAGCGTTTCACGGTTGATGCCGCTTTTGCGCGCGATGCTCGCGACGGTTTCGTCGGCTGCGGCGATCTCCGCTCGGACCTGAGCGGCGATCGTCTGACCGAACCGGTCCGCATCCTGCTTATTAGCCATACGGCCAACCATATGACCACTGCGGCTACAAAAACAAGCCGAATTCAGCATGTATCAATCTTGACGCTACCGACCTCTCGATGTAACTTAGCCATATGGCTACACAAGCAAGCCGCACGGCTGACATAGGTCGCGAAGTCGCGACTCTCGTGCTCGCGGCGATCGGTGACGCGGGGCTCTCGAAGTCTAAGGTCGCCGACCTCTCGGGCATCCCCTACTCGACGCTGAACCGCAAGCTCATGGGCCGCGGCGAGTTCTCGTTCGAGGAGCTCTACCTGCTCGCGGAAGCGACCGGGCGCCGCCCGTCCGACTTCACGCCGAGCGCTTTCGCACAGGTGGCGTGATGCCGACGTTCGAGGAGTGCATGCGTGAGGCGTACGAGGAGTACGTCCGCGGGTGGCTCGACGAACACATGCCGACCGCCGCCTGAGAAACGGAAACGGCGCCCCCTGGCCGGGACGCCGCCTCACAAGAAAGGAGCCAAGCAAGTGGCTCAACACACCATGGTACAGACCCAGCTCGGGGACGCGCTGCGCCGCCTCGCGGACCGCGTCGACGGGGCGCCCGCTCTGGCGGGTGCGAAGAAGTACCCGACCGTCCCGGCGCAGATCGACTTCACCGTGCGCACTCGCGACGTTGTCGCGGTCCTCGCGCAGGACTTCGGTGCCCCGGTGCACACACACCACGGCGAGCAGGGGCTGCGGTCGTTCTTCGACGTGGACTGTGGCGGCGTCGTCCTCCACGTCTTCGCGTTCGAAGGGAGCGTGTGATGTCGTCGGCGGCGACGTTGGAGCGCGCCGCGATCCGCTCCGGGAACGACTGGGTCGTGATGACCGAGGACGAGCGCGCCGCGTATGAGGCGTGGCGGGATCAGGCCACGCACCGGGCGGGTTCGGCGCAGCAGCGGGCTTTCATCGCCGGGATGCGCGCCGAGCGGGCCGCGGCGGCGTCGTGGGAGCGGATGACGCCTGGCGAGCGTGCCGACCACCGTGAAGCGTGCCCTGACCTGTGCCCCGCGTGTGAGGAGCATCGCCCGTTCGGTGAGTGCATCACGTGCGGGAAGGAATCGGAAGCGGTCGGCGTCGACGAGCTGTCGGTGTGTTGCGGGTCGAAGGTCCACCTGAGCCCGTTCGACCCGTGGAGCATCCGATGATCCGCGACATTCTCGCGTGGATGTGCCTGTTCGCCGGCGGCTTCCTCCTCGGCAGCGACATTGCTCGACTGCAGATCACCGGCATATCCGCTGCAGCACTCCTCCTTCTCGTCGCCGCGGTCTGGCTGTTCGGGGCATTCCGCCCCGAGTTCTGGTTCGGCGACATCTCCGAAGACCACCCCGACGCGCTCGGCTCACTCGACCTTGCTGAGCGCGCACACCGACAGGAAACCCACCAGTGAACACTCCCACCATCGATCAGCCCATCAAGATTGACTCCCGCTGGGAGCAGACCACGATCACCCATTCGGGCCGCAAGCTCGTGCGCGTCGTCGAGGTCATCGGTCGTCCGACTCTGTCGTCGCCGGTGAACCTCCGGATCGTCCGCAACGACGCCCACCCGCACCGTGAGGGCAAGACGACGTCGCTGCGCGCGTCGGTGCTCCGCGCGAACTACCGGGCGGTGGCGTGATGGCTCAGACGTTCAGCGTAGAGAACTTCAAGGGTGTCCGGGAGATCTCCCTCTCCCCCACGGGCTCGCTCGTGGTCATCGCCGGCGGGAACGGCGCCGGGAAGTCGAGCTTCATCGACGCATTCGTGGAGCTTTTCGACCCGAAGGGCACACGTCTCACACCGAAGCCGATCCGTGACGGCGAGTCGGAAGCGCGTGCGGAGTTCACCGACACCGACCTGGGTGTGCGGATCGTGCGCACCTGGAAGAAGGAAGACGCCGGAAAGCTCGAGGTGTTCGCGCTCGATGGTGCGAAGTACTCGAAGCCCGCCGAAGTGGTCGCGTCGCTGACGGGCGGGCTGATCTTCGACCCGGTGCAGTTCCTCAGCCTCGACGAGAAGCGGCAGCGTGACGCGCTGCTCGCGAAGGTGGATCTGCCAATCGACCTGGACGAGGTGGCGCGGGAGAGGGCGGGCGCGGAGGAGCGTCGCCGGGATGCTGGCCGGGAGGTGAAGCGTCTGCAGGGCGCGCTGTCGACAATGACGGCACCGGCGCCTGGCACGCCGACGGAGGAGGTGTCGGCCGCCGACATCATCGCCGAGCTGCGAGCTGGCAACGACCAGAACCGACGCGTGATCGATGCGCAGAACGAGTGCATCGTCCTCGATCGCCGCATCGAGGATCTCGAGGCTCAGCTCGCGTCGGCTCGTGGTCGCGCCGCCGATCTCGCCAAGATCGCGGCTGAGGACCAAGTCGACGTTGAGGCGATCCGTGAGCGTCTGGACGCGGTCGAGGAGTCGAACGCTGGGGTGCGCGCCGCGGCAGAGTACTCCCGGACGGCGTCGGCCGCGTCGACCGCCGCGTCGGAGTACGCCGCAGCACAAGATGACCTCGACGAGATCGAGGAGCGGAAGCGCGCCGCACTCGCGTCGGCGACGTTCCCGGTCGATGGCCTCTCGGTCGATGAGTCCGGGGTGACGTTCGACGGGGTGCCGTTCCGGCAGACGAACACGGCCACGCAACGGAAGGTCGCGTTCGCGATCGCCACCGCGGGTGACCCGAAGCTGAAGCTCGTCATCGTCCGCGACGGCGACCTCCTCGACGCCGACAGTCTCGCCGCCGTCCGTGAAGTGGGCAAGGAGCGCGGCTACACGGTGCTGGTGGAGCGTGACCGGGATGAGTCTCGGGAGATCGGCTTCACGATCGAGGACGGAGCACTCGCATGAGCGGGCGCATCGACCACGCCGCCGAAGCGCGTCAGCACATCGAGTGGGCTCACGAGCGTCAGTCTGAAGAGGGCATCACGGACCGCTCCGTCACTGACACCGCGCTGATCGCGCAGGCCGAGGCGACCCTCGCACTCGCGGAGCAGCAGCGCATCGCGAACGTCATCGCTCTCGGCCAGTTCCGGGTGATGCCTTCCGATCTGCCGTGGTTCCGGCACCTCGTCATCCAGCCGAGCGGTGACGTCGGCATTGACCTCACCGACGAGGTCCGAACGGGGCTGGGACTGTGAGCGGGCTCGCAACGCTGGACCGCACTCTCGCGGATACCGCCGACCGGGATTCGTGGCTGCAGGTGCACGAGCGGGTGATCGGCTCGTCGACGGCGGGGAAGTTCGCGAAGCGCTCGTCGGTGGAGACGTACGTGCGGCAGATCCTCGCGCCGCGCACCTTCTCTGGGAACGGGTCGACGGAGCGGGGAAACCTCTGGGAACCCGCACTCCTCGCCGCCGCCGGGGCGTCCCCGAACAGCCTGTTCATCCACCACCCCGACCAGCCCCGATTCGGCGCGACGGTCGACGGCACGAAGCGCACCGCAGACGGCTTCGCGATCGTGGAGACGAAAACGAAGAACAACCGCATCGTGTCGTCGCCCACCCCGTACGAGGTGCGACAGCTCGCCTGGCAGCTGTACTGCATCCCGGAAGCCGTCCGAGCGGAGTGGTGGTGGGGCGAGATCGTCGAAGATCCCCGCTCCCCCGACGGGTGGCGTCTCCGCCGGCCCCCGCAGCATCTCGTGTTCGAGCGGGATCACCCGGCGATCGTGCTCGCCACCGACCTGATCGTGCCCATCGCGCACGACGTTCTCGCCGCGCTCAATGCGGCCGCTCTCGCGGAGGTTCCGTTCTGATGACTGATCTTGCACTGCCCACGTCGGTTCGCCCCGATACGTGGAACGAAGACACCGCGGCGATGATGGAGTTCGCCGGACTCACCTGGGTCGAGCAGCGCCCTGACCCCCAGAATCCGGGGACTCCACAGCGGGTGCGCATGTACGCGCCTCCCGGGATCATGGCCGCCTTCATCGGCGCGTGCCGCCGCACTGGCCTGGACCCGACGGCGAAGCAGATCTACGCCGCCGTCATGGGTGGAAAGTGGACGATCCTCGTCGGCATCGACGGGATGCGGGTCGTCGCGCAGCGCACCGGCCAGTACGACGGCCAGGATCCGATCGAGTGGCTCGCCGAGGAGAACGGCCGGTGGACGACCGTCCCGCCCAGGGCGCCGTACGCCGCACGCGCCCGGATCTTCCGCAAGGGAGTCGGCCGGCCGCTCGAGCAGACGGTGACCCTGCAGGAGTTCGGCGGCAAGGGCGGCAACTGGGACAAGCGGCCCTCCCACATGCTCGGCATCCGCGCTGAGTCGCATGGATTCCGGCGCGCGTTCCCGATGGAGCTTGCGGGGCTCTACACACCGGAGGACTTCGAGACCGACAGCGTCGACACGAGTGACGCGCCCTGGGAGAACGCACCCGTCGATCAGGACTGGCTCACGCTGATCGCCGAAGCGAGCGACAGTGAGGCGCTGGCGCAGATCGGCGCTCGGATCGCGGAGAGCGAGCAGGGCACCGACAAGATCCGCGCCGCGTACCGTGCCCGGTCGGCTGTGCTCGCCGCCGAAGCGAACACCGAAGACGCCGACGTCGTCGACGAGGCGGCGCCGGATGAGACCCCCGTCGAGGATGCCACCCCCCAGGACGCTCCCCCCGCGTCGGCATCCTCGATGGGCCCCGAACCCACGCAGGAGGAGTACGAGGCCGCGGAGGCCGCACGCTTCGACGCTGAGCACGGCGGCGACTCGTGACCGACATCGCGAACCTCTCCACCGGGGAGATCGTCGAGTACGAGCCGGTGTCGCCCCTGGAGCTGGAGATGATGATCCGCGAACTCGGCGACCGCCTGGAGCGCGCCGTTCCCGTGATCAAGCAGCTATGGGCCGACCGGTACTCCGCCGAGCGGAAGTACATCGAGGAGCGCGCGAAGGCGGTCATTCGGTCGACGGAGCCGACGGTCACCCGTCAGCGCGCCGAGGCGGATCTCGCGTCTCTGCCGTACAAGCACGACTTCGACTCGGCGAAGGAGACGCTGCACGCCGCGGAGGAGCTGCAGAAGGCGCTCACGGCGAAGCTGTACGGCTACCTCAACCTCAACAAGGTCAACGCCGCCGCCTACCAGGTGGGCGGGGTCGGCCGATGAAGACCACCCACAGAAAGGGAGACCAGGTGGATACCCAGAAGAAGGACGAGAACCGGCCGCCGAGCTTCGCGGCAATGCTCGCGCAGGTGCGTCCCCGCACCGACGTGGAGGCCGCCGAGACGCTGCGGAAGGTCATCGAGGCGGTGAAGGCGACCGGGAAGACCGGGTCGATCACGATCCGCCTGGACGTGAAGCCGGCCGACGGGCTCAACGAGGCCGTGGTCGTTTACGACCGCATCACCCAGAAGGTGCCGGAGAAGACCCGTGAGGGCTCGATGGCGTTCGTCACCCGTGACGGTGACCTGTCGCGTACGGACCCGTCCGCGATGCCCCTGTTCGACGACGAGGACATTCGCGACGCCGGCGCGCATGTCGACCCGAAGACCGGTGAGATCAAGGAGGCCCCGGAGGCATGAACGAACTGGAAGCCATCGCGGGTGGAACGGAGGCCGCTGTCGTCTCCGACCTCGCACAGCAGGCGCTGAAGCCGCAGCCGGTGCACCCTGCCGAACTGTACGTCCTCCCGGACGGGCGCGGCGGCGTGCGGGTCGTATCGACCGACGAGTACAGCACCGCACCTCGCCACACCGCCGCGGCACGAGTGGTGACGGATGCGGCGTCATTCGTCGCGTACGTGAACCGTCACCGCCGCCCCGGCACGGAGATCTACGCGCACACGAACAGCTCGTCGGTGGTCGCTGTGATCGACTCCCACGAGCCGGTCACGGAGGAGGCGTTCCTGCCCGGCTGGCAGAAACACACCCTCCGGCTCGCGCTCGAGAAGTCGAAGCCTTGGCTCGCGTGGGAGAAGGCAGACGGGCACCTGTTCGCGCAGGACGAGTTCGCTGACTTCCTCGACGATCAGTGGTCCGATGTCATCGACCCCGCACCCGCGGTGCTCGTCGACATCGCGACCACGTTCCACGCGAAGACGAACGTCGACTTCAACGGCGGCGTGCGACTCGACTCCGGTGACGTGAAGCTCACGTTCGAGGAGAAGACGACCGCGAAGGCCGGGCAGAAGGGCGACATCGAGATCCCGAAGAAGATCCAGCTCGCGCTCCGCCCGTACGTCGGCGGCCCGATCTACTCCATCTGGGCGCACTTCCGGTACCGGCTCCGCGGCGGGCAGGTGCTCCTCGGGTTCAAGCTCGAACGCCCGGAGACGGTGCTGGATGCCGCGTTCGCGGACATCGTGACGGAGATCCGTGAGGGCCGCACCGACAAGCGCGACGGTGTCGAGACGCGCGTGCACGACGGCATCGGTGACGTGCCGATCTTCAACGGCAAGCCGTCGTCCTGACCGGTCGCTGCGCGTAGCAGGCGCAGCGCATGAACCGGGGACCGGCCGAGTAGCAGTCGGCCGGTCCCCTCCACCCACACATCGCATTCCCTTGACCAGGAGTCTCAGCGTGAGCTTTCCCTACTCTGGCGCACCCACATCGCAGGCGCCAGCCGACCGCATCTACGTCGGCCTCGACCTCTCCCTCACCTCCACCGGCGTCGCGATCATCCACGGCGACACCACGACCGTGCAGCGCATCACCTCGAAAGGCCGCAAGGGCGCGACCTCCGCCGAGCAGACCGAACGCCTCGTCGACATCGTCGAACGCATCGCCGCCGTCGTCCCGGTCAGCGACCACACCCGCATCGCCATCGAAGGGCCCTCATTCGGATCGACCGGCTCGGCGGCGCACATCATCGCCGGACTCTGGTGGCTCGTGCGCCGGTATCTCCGCGACGAAGACGTCGTGATCGTCCCGCCGGGCACCGTGAAGAAGTACGCGACCGGATCAGGCACCGCTCAGAAAGACGCCGTGCTCGCCGCTGTCGTCCGCCGCTACCCCCACGTCGACGTGACGGGCAACGACGAAGCCGACGCGCTCGTGCTCGCAGCGATCGCAGCCCGCCTCGACGGACACCCGGTTGACGAGATCCCGGCCGCGCACGTGGCGACGCTCACCAAGGCGGTGCAGCGATGAACGTCCCCTGGAGGCACATCCAGTTCACCGAAACCTGTTGGCTCTGGACTGGCCCCGTCCACAAGCGCTACGGGAAGTACGGCGGAACCACAGCGCACCGCCATGTTTTCCGCGCGCTCGGCGGGGAGATCCCCGAGGGTCTGGAGCTTGACCACCTCTGCATGAAGCCGCTCTGTGTAAACCCGGATCACCTCGAGCCCGTCACCCGCGCGGAGAACGTCCGCCGACGCCGCGAGGCCTATACGGAGTGTTCGAACGGGCACGCCTATACGCCCGCGAACACTTACATCCGCCCGGACGGAGCCCGTGACTGCCGCGCGTGCATTCGGGTTCGGGTGGCCGCGTACAAGCGCCGCCAGGCCGGAGTAGCAGCATGAGCGCGCTCAAGTCGCCGATCCAGTACTTCGGCGCGAAACAGCAGATCGCGGACAAGATCGTCGCCCTCATGCCCGCGCACCAGGGATACATCGAGCCCTACGCCGGAAGCCTCTCGGTGCTGCTCGCCAAGCCCCAATCGAAGATCGAGGTCGCTAACGATCTCGATCACCGGCTGATGACATTCTGGCGAGTCCTCCGAGACCGACCCGACGAGCTGCTCCACGCCGCAGAGCTGACGCCGCACTCGCGCGCAGAACTCGACAGAGCGGCCGCTCTCGATGAGGACGTCGACGAGCTCGAAGCCGCCCGACAGGTGTGGGTGCTTCTCACGCAAGGCCGCTCACGCACGATGAAGCGCACCGGGTGGAGGTTCTATGCCGACCCGCAGGGCACGAGCGCCTCATTCGGAGCCACGTACATGAACGCCTATCGGAGCCGGATCGGGCCAGCGTTCGATCGACTCCGCGCGGTCTCGCTCGAGTGCAGGCCAGCGCTAGACGTCATTGAGCAATACGGCGCGTTCCCCGACAATCTGCTCTACGTCGACCCGCCATACGTCCACACCACCCGGCAAGGCGCGCGCTATTCGCACGAGATGACGGACGAAGATCACCGCGATCTCGCAGACGCGCTGCATAGAGCACGTGGACCCGTGCTGCTATCCGGGTATGCGTCGGACCTCTACGAGTGCCTCTACCCGGAGTGGCATCAGATCCGAATATCGGCGAGGAGTGACAACGCGGTGAAGCGCGACGTCGTCGAGGTCGTGTGGTCGAACCGCCCAGTCGGCGACCAATACCTGTGGAGCGACATCGCATGACCGCTGTGAAGACGCTCGTGCTCCGCTGCGACAAGCCCGCGTGCGGTGAGAAGGTCCACGCCCGCCCCGACGAGGACGTGACGGCGCTTCGACGCCGAGCGGCCGCTGAGCGGGGTTGGCGGTCGACACCGTCGTTCGATCAGGGCGGCCACTCAGACCGGTGCAGGTTCCACGCATGAGCGACCTGTTCAGCGCTGTCGCGCCCGAAACCCTGCCCCACGAGCCGCCGGCGTCCCGGTGCCGCCGCTCGTGCTGCTGGACACCTCTCGGCCACTCCACGGCCGCGACGTCCTGCACCTGCCACGAAGGAGACCCCATGGCCGACCAGGTGCCGATCCCGATGCTGCGGAAACTGAACGCCCGCGACGGGCACCACTGCATCATGACCGCGACGGAATCCGACCGTCTCGTGCCCCAACACCGGCAGGGAGGGATGGGCGGGCGACGCAACAAGCACCGCCTGGCGAACCTGCTGTGGCTCGACAGCATCGCGAACGGGCTGATCGAGTCCGACCCGCGGCTGCAGGCGGTCGCGAAAGCGTGGGGCGTGAAGGTCAGCCTCCACGCGAACGTGGAAGAGATCCCCGTGTTCCGTCCGCACATGGGCCAGTGGTTCCGGCTCGTCGGCGAGACCCGGATCCCGATCACAGCGCTCGAGGCTTTGGACCGGATGCACGCGTTCTACGGCGACGAGTACTTCGTCTGGAAGGCGGCGGCTGACCGGTCGGTGCACGAGGTTGCTCTCGCCGCGAGGGGGGTGCGCTGATGGCCGCCGGGCTCCCGTGGGTGCGTATCGACAGTGACCTCGCGCAGAACCCGAAAGTCGCGGATCTGGCGGCCGAGCATGGACAGCGAGGGCTCGCGGCAGCGTTCGTGTTCGTCTGTTCCATCGGGCACTGCGCGGCACACAACACCGACGGGGAGATCAGGAAGGCGATGCTCCCGTTCATCCACGGCACCCCAGCACTGGCGCGACTGCTTGTCGACGTGGGCCTGTGGGAGGTCGCGGAGAAAGGGTGGCGGGTCGCGAAGTACGCCGAGCACCAGCCGACTGCTGAGTCGCGCGAGGCGGCGGCTCAGCGTCGAAGCGATGCGGCACGCACTGCGGCGAACGCGAGGTGGGGCAATGCGTAAAGGATGCGTGGCGCATGCGGCATCGCATAACCGCATGATGCGTCTCTCATGCCACGGGACGGGACGGTACGGGACGGAACGTAAGAGCCACCAAGACACCGCACAGAATCGTCGCCTTTCAGATGCGGCCGGGGCTGTGGATAACCGGTCGGTGGTCGCGCGATGAGGGTCGAACTGAACCTGCCCGACAAGGTCTGGGCCGCGTGCCTGAACGTCGCAGAGCAGAACCACACGAGCGTCGCCCGTGTCGTCGAGGCCGCGATCCGGGACGCTATCCGCCCGTCGTCGATCGCGAAGCTCCAAACCGAAGCGAGACGCAACCAGATCTTGCAGGCGTGGGGCGACGGCCTCACGGACCGGGTGATCGCGGAACGTACCGGCGAGCTGGTGCAGTACGTCGCCGCGACACGACGCAAGGCGGGACTTCCCGCGAACATCCAACGCCGGGCGACCGGCACCAACGAGAGAAAGACAGCATGACCGGAGAAACGATCATCACCGTCGTCGGCAACCTGACCGCCGACCCGGAGCTGCGCTACACGCAGAACGGACTTCCCGTCGCGAACTTCACGATCGCGTCGACGCCGCGCACCTTCGACCGCCAGGCGAACGAG